GATTATAGGTAGCGAAATGTGCTCCTTTATAATTTGCAGAAGCAATACTCCAAACGCATCTCATATTGCGACCTTTTATTGTTCCGTCAAGCATTCTCTTTTGCAAACGTTCAAAATTCTCTTTATTAAGTCCCTGATAATTTGCACCTTTGTTTTGTCCGCATCCTGTTTTGCATCTGTTGATAGTTGATTGTTTCAGGGGTTCAAGCTGCCGATTAAAGTAATATTTTTTGTTTTTAGAAAAGAAAAGCAGATATTCAAAATCCACATTAAATCTATCTTTTGCACTTGATGGTGTTGCATTTGGTTTTTGCCAAATGATAACATTTCTTATTGTCCAACCACGATTTACCATCTCAATAGCAAACCTGAAAGGTATTAAGAGCAAGCATTTTTCATACTTTCCACGAGTATGAGCGGTTTTTTGTAAGTGTTCGACATCTTTCAAAAAAGAGGTTTCGCCTTTCGTTTTTACACAATATGTTTTATTTAAGGATGATCCGCCGTAGGTATCACCGATGTTTACCCAACAAGTGCCATCATCAGTCAGTACTCTTTTTACTTCGTCAAATATATCGCATAAATGGTTAATGTAGTGATTAAAGTCCGCTTCTGTTCCGAGTTCACCCTCCCAACCATCAGACCATTTTACAGGATTAGTTTTGTAATCTCTTAATCCCCAATATGGAGGCGAGGTTACGCACATATTAACGAATTTTTCAGGAATTGTTTTTAATACTTCAAGTGCGTGTCCGGTTATGATTTGATTAATCAAGCCCATCTGCCCTCCCTTGAAGTTCTGCCAAGAATAGAGCCTTTTGGATTGATTCTTCAAACTTTTTACTTTTGAGATTTTTGTCTGTCAAAAGCGAATATGCTTCTTCAAAACTATCGCAATTTTCAATCAATGAAATCAAAGGCGAGAGTATATTTTGTGCTTGTTTAGATAGTTCCGTTTCAGATAGAAATTTAAATAATTCCTCTATCTGTTCTTGTCCGGGAGCTGTCGGTTCAACTTCCTTAAATTCTTTAAAATTAGGATTTTGAGCAGGGTAATAATCCTCTCTGATATCAAAATCCTCATCCTCCAAGCCATAAGTCTTTATGAAATAATCCTTTGTAAATTTAACTCCTGTTTCAGATAAAATCTTGTCTCTTTGTGCAAGCGTTAAATCTACATCTTCAGGTGCATAAAGTTCAAAAACAGGAACTTCGGCATTTGAGAAATTAATTTCATAAATCCAAGTTATGAGTTGATTTATTACACCTTCAACAAGTTTTTTATCGGCATCAATGATGTCTTGTCTAACTTGCATATGGGTGTTTGCAGCGGCATAACTTCCTGAACTTCCAATCTCTGTCGTTAAAGTTTGACCGAGTATGGCTTTTGAAATTTCAGCGTTCATCTTGTCGATTAGTTTGTCATAAATCTCGGCAGATGATGTTTTATTAGCCTCTTGAATTTCGACAGAGGAATCGTCAGGAATAACGGCAATCGCATCTTGAACCATCTCTTCAAGCATATCTGCAAGCGAATTGGTTTCTTCTTTAGTTGCTCCTCTTGGATGCTTTCCTATAAGATGAGGCATTCCATATTTTTCAGTAAATACAACCCAAAATTTAAGTCCGCCCTTTTTGAAAGTAACAGACCAAAAGCAACGTGAGAGTGTACGTTCACCATAAGGGTTGTTATAACTTGGATTATTTTGTGCTAACAAAAACTTTTTATCAGGTAATTCCACACCGTAATAGTTCTCTTTAGTCCTGAATTTCAGATTGTTATTATCGTCAAAACAAAACCATTCGGGCGGTTTTGCAACTACTTTTTCAGGCAAAATATATCCTGATTTTTGTTTCTTCCATATAATTTCCAAAGGTTGAAAACCAAATTGGGTGGAATCCAAAATATCAGATATGAGTTTTTGAATATCTAATTTTTTTAATAAATCCTCAACCAATTCTGCGTTTTTATCTTTATCGGAGCCTCTGTTTATATCCCATTCAAGAGACAAAACACCTGATTTTCTTGATTGAACACAGGCAAAGACGTGCGGATCGCAAAGAAGCTCTTTATATATCCGCATATCTTTTCCCTGTTTGCGTAGGACAATATCAGGATCGGGGAGAATGTTTGCTAAAGAATAAAAATTTAAAGCTCTTTTTCTGGTGGCAAGTTCTTCGGATAAACCCTGTTTGACACCTTTTTGTTTCAAAACAGAATCTTCCACTATGCACCTATATTCTTTCTGAACTTGCTTAAAACATCTATTGAATTTACTTTGTATATGTTTTGAAGAACGTCAATTTCAAAAACTTCCATCTTATTAACAATGAGTTTTGCATAAGTAACCGCCATTGTTGTTTCGTATTCTGCATTCTCTTGAGGTTTAATATTTCCAAGCGGAAATTCTTTAAAAGTTCCTATAATAAAAGCTGTTGCAGGAACTTCTGACACTCTTCCCGTACCGTTATAGGTTTCAAGAGATGCTCTAACTTGAATCATTGCAGCATTGAATGGGTTTGAACATTGAGCTAAAACAGAGGGGTAAAGAGCATTCCACTTAATTTTGCACTCCATCTTATCAATTCCGGCAAAAAACTCGGCAGAGCCAACCATACCGAGAGCCTTATGTTCTGCCATTTTGTGCTTAACTTGCGGAAGCTGAACTTCTTCTGCCCGACCAAGCAAATTCACTCCATTTAAATAAACATTAGCATTTGTTAGTTTGTTAATCTCAATCTTTGACATAAATATATCCTTATGGGGTTAATAATTATTTTTTGAATAATCCGCACTTTGAAATCTCAATTTCCGAGTAATGCAAAATTACATATTCCTTGCTGACAGCCTGCATAAGAGGGCATTTATAAATGTTTTTGCAAAAATAACAGCTGTCATTTTCATCGGTGTGAACTTCTAAATTGCCCTCGTCATTGACAATTGCATACATTAAGATTCTCCTAATGATTTCAATAATTCGATATCGATAAACGATTCAAATGTTATACGTTCGGCAGGAGTCGGCGGCATAAATTCGATATCAAAAAGCAAATGACCGTTAGCAAGTTCCGTTGCGGGATTTTTGTCTTGGTTGAATGTGCATTTACCGTCAATTAATGCACCTCTGCCGATAAGTGTACGGATAAATTGATTAACTGTTTCACAAATTGCATCAATTAAACCGTTATCTATCGGGTAATCTATAAATTGGAGCATTGAGTATTCAACCGATTCGTGTAAAATGTCTGCCGTTCTTCTGACATTGATAAAGTTTGTAGGAAGTGTTGAAGATGGGAAAGCTGCCGAGCGGTTACCCCAAGTTCTGAATCCTGTGCCATAAGAATTAAAAACAGTCACAACTCCTACTTCGTTTAAGGTATTAACTTCAGATGTCGGGTCATTTATCATAGAAGTTAATTGCCGTTCAACTCCGATAATTCCCTGAATTTCTGTGTTAGATGGAGACCAATGGTAACCTTTTTCTATATCTTTTGCAGCGATAACTCCGGCAAGTCTTTGAGAATAAGGTTGTAATTTTATTGTGTCTGTTTCAGAATCATAAACTTTTAGGTGAGGATAACAAAGGACAATCCGCTCTGATGAGGTATTGAAGTTAATTGTTCCTTGCGAGCCTCTTCCTGTGATTACATCTTGAACAGAAGCTCCGACAGGTGCATCAATAAGTCCTATCGCTCTTATTTTGTTACAGATAATATTTATTTCAGGGACAAGTGCTGCTTCTTCACAATAAACCGGAGCAATAATTGTTTTCGGATAATAACCAAATAATGAATAACAATCTTCAAAAGCTTTTAATCCGTACCTTTTCCCAGTTATAGCATCAACACCGCCAATGATATCCGATAACCTTACATCTTCCACCGATTCGTGTTTAGCAGGATTAAAGACATTAATTACAATCGCTATCCCTGCTCCCTGATCGAATATCGCATTAAGTGCATCAGGAATAGTAAATCCCGATTTTGATTTACCAAAATATTTAACCGCTTCCGTTTCGTTTAAAATCAGAGTAGGTTCATTTATTGTCCTATACTGCTCTTCAACTTCATCAATCGGTGCAGTTCCTATAATTCCGATGACGGCAGTTTTTACCGTTTGAATAGTTCTTGCACCTTTGGTTATTTCTATTGTTTCAACGCCATGTAAAAATGATGCAGGCATAAATATCCTCCAATTTGGGGTAATTAAATCATTTGTATATTCTGAGTTTTAAGGGTAAAGTTAATTCCGTACTGCCAAATCCCTTTGTTTTCGGAAATAAAATAATTTTTTGTGGGGATTAAAGAAGAGCATTCGTCTATTTTGAAACCGCTTATTTCAGATTTAACCTTATCAATGTACTCATAAGCACCATTGTGTGACCTTAAATTTCGGGTAATAATTGTGATGCTGAATTCTTTTTTGTTTTCTTGTGTTACAAATCCGAGAGCTTCTGTATTTGTATAGTTGCTGCCCTGATAGTGAACAAGAATTGCTCCAATAGGATGCAGAAGATTAAATTCAGACGGTTTATCAGGGAAACCCTGAACCAAAACTTCAGGGAAACTTGTTTTTAATTGCTCTATAATTGAATTCTCTATTTGAGAAATATTCATATTGCTCCTGTGGTACTCGGCTTTTTCAAAGCCTGC